TTAACTTTTGATTGCAGCTCTAGAACTTTAGCAGCTTCAGCACTTGTTTTCTTAAATGCTTCTCTGTATCTGGTTAGCTTTTCTTGTAACTCTTGTTCTTTGGCATCGCCAACTGTCTTAGCTTTACGCAATTCGCTAAGCTCAGTTTCTAGTGCTTCTTTCTGACGAATCATATCTTTAAGACTTTCGATTACTTCAACATCTCCGTCATCATCGGCTGAATCTGAATCGTCTTCAGTTTCTTCAGATTCTCCATCAGAAATTTCTTCATCATCGTTTTCAGTTGCTATATATGTACCTGCGTCGTCAGAGTCTTCTTCAGGCTCATCGCAGCTAACACCAATTGTAATAGTATTTTCATCTGCTGTCACTGTATATTCTGTAACAACATGTTCATCTCCCTCAATTTCAATAGGTCTGAAATCTAGGTCAATATCTTCACCATATTCATCGATAATTTCTTTAACAGTTTCAATCATTTCTTCTTTAGAAATTTCTTCACCGTAATCAAATTCAGCTTCATCAGTATTTTCAGTTTCTGATTCGTCATCAGCTATTTCTTCTGATGTTTCTGGTTCTTCAGCAACTTCCTCTGTTTCAGTAGCGTCATCTTCAACAACAACTTCGTCTTCTACTACTTCTTCTGTTTCTTCTACTAAAACCTCGTCTTGTTCTGCTTCAGGGTCCCAAGGAATATCCTCAGCAGTAAGAACTCTTTTAGCAGGTTCTTCTACTGCATCTTCTACTGACTCTGATATTTCATTATCAATATCTATATTTAAATTTTCTAATGCCTTTTTCATTGTGTCTTTATCCTCTTCTTTTGCAGCCTTATAAGACTCTGCTAGAGCTTTTTTAAGCTTAATATTATTAGAGTCTAAAGACTCATATACATTTAATCTTGCTTTTTTAACAGCAGGTAATTGAACAATATCCCAAGTCTCTAAGAAAAATGTTTCTGGGTCTACTTGATTATTGTCCATAACATCTCCTGAACCACGTGAGCTGATTCCAGGAACAAATCCATAGTCAACAAGCGTTTTTAATAATCTACCATTAGGTGTATCCAAAATGTCTACATAGGCACATAAGTCATCTCCAACAATTTTTGGAATCTCTGGAATACAAGCACAAGCTTGTTTCATATCAGTCTCTTCTCTATCTGCTGGATGACCTAATTCTAAGAACAATGCTTTTGTTGCAACTTTCTCTAAGAAAATCTCATCAACAAGAGCTTTTTCCCATAAAGGTCTATTATAAAGTCTACCGTTTCTTGTACTTTCTACACAAGTAGCAATAGGACCATATAGTCTACCTAAAATATGTCTAGAAGTCATTTCTTCTTGAGATAATGGTTGAATCTGTAACGCTTCAAGAATTCTTTTATTTTGCATGTCCATAATTGTCCTCTTTAAAGTTAATCACAGTATTCTAAATAATTTAGCGATTAATAATTTATTAATTTATTAAATTATTCCTCTTCTACATCATCACCTGTAGTATCATCTTCAGGGTCAGATTCATTTGTTACTTCTTCTTCAGAAGTAACTGTTACATCTTCTACAACTTCTTCTTGTTCTACTTCTGTAGCTTCTTTAAAAACTGCATCAAATTCATCAAAGCATTTGTCATCTTCAGCAGGAATACCTGTTGCACTGCCGTAGATTTTACCAGCTTTTTCATAAATTAATTTGTATTCGCCAATAGTAGCTTCCGCTAAAATTGTATCAGCGTCTTTTATTGAATTTGTTTTAGAAGCAAGAAATGTTCTTTTACCATCAGTTGCTGTAGCATAAAGTACTTTATAACCATTTTGTAAATTCATTATAATATCTCCTTATGAAATTAATAATCATATACGTTTTTTAGACTGTCGTCTAATCAATTAATTTAGCGAATATTTTTTAAAATAAAATTAAACCACCATTAAGTATGGTGGTTTAATTTTATTTATTATTCTATTTTATTACTTCTCTTCTTCCACTTATATGTTCAAGTACTAATAAGTCAGTTTTTAGCAGTTTTATAAGAGCTAAACAATTTTCTAATGAACCAGTTTTATAATACTCATTTAATACTCTAGTTATTTCCTCAGCTCTTATTTCGCGTTGGAAAATTTCTTTATTAGAGCTAAGCTTCTTACTATATAGATTAATTTGTACAAGTAAACAAGATAATGTAGTAACTATGTCATCAGGGTCTGTAATATCTTTTACAATATTATGATACAAAGGAGATTTCTTTTGATTATGCTTTTTTCTTAGCATCTCATAAAAGTTTGCAACCTCCATACCACGGTTATCTAAAATAAATTTTAAAACATCTAAAGGAATTTCTCTAGTAGTTATAAGCTTTTTCATTGGTTGGTCGATACTTATTCCACGGTCTTCGAGAGAGACTAATATAGTTAAACAATCATTTTTTGTAATCATATTATTATTTTATACCTTTCAAAATTAAATTTAATTATTTTCCGAGAAGTCTTTTTCTACGTCTAAATCAGCAGGAGTTGGTAAGTCATCCTCAGTAAGTATTACACTGTTATCTAAATTAGCAAATTCTTGGTCTTCAGTAAGAATTGTGCTAGTATCTACTTCTAAAGATTCTAGTGCGTCTAATGAACCAAGGTCCATATCAGCGTCATCTTCTGCAGGAGCTTCCGTTTCTCCTGCAGTTTCTGTAGAAAAGTCATCTGCTCCTTCTTCTTCCACTGTTTCTTCATTTGCAGCAGCTTCTTCAATTGCTTTTATTTCTGCGTCGATTTCAGCATTTAGAGCATCTCCATAATTTAATGCTGCAAGTAATGTTTTTAAGATTCTTAAACGACGTACTTTATCTTCAACATCTGTAAATAGTCCTTGTATACTACTAATAGCATTAATTTTATTTGTTAACTCGGCTCTGTAGTCAATCTCTTCTTGAGTAACAGGTGCTTTCATTTTAAGTGTAAAATTATTTAAGTAGCTTTTAAGTCCTTTATTTAATAGGAAAAGATTTATAGCGTCAGTTAAAGCCTGTATTATAGCATTTTGTACTCTTTTAACGCCTTTTGCATAAACACTAGAAAGAATTGTTAAAGAAGTACCACCATTAAATCCTGCTCCATCATCCGTCCATCCAAAGTATTGCTTTGGAATACCATAAGAAGAATAAAATTTATTGTTCCACCAATCAAGGTCTGCTAAGTTTTTAACTTCTACATCGCCACCAACAGCTTCTACTGTGATTTGACCTTTACCCTCATGAGTAGCAAAATATATATTATTTTCCATAGGGCCTGGATTGTTATATTCAGACATTGAATTACCAACGTTAATTGCACCCTTCTGTTCCATCATATCTTTAACTCTATGAAGAACCTGTTGTACTTGTTCTTTTGGCATATCACCAACTTCTACACCAACTTTACGAACAATACTAGAACGTGTAATTCTGTTTAGCAATGCAGCATTTTCTAATAACGCTTTTTCTCTCCATATTTTATATGAATCATATAATAAAGATTTTCCACGTCTAACGCTATAAGATTGACTTTTTTTGTTTTCTGAATCTAAAAACAAGTCAACAGTTTCAGGATATCTAGTAAAGTTATCTTCCAAACAAGCGTGTACAAAATCATCTGCTTGATATACATTAACGTCAGCAGATTTTAATCTAAAGTTATATGTACCTGTAACTGACTCACCAGAGTATGCAGTAATGGCATCTAAATTAGTTAATTCATTTGGTACTTCAATGTAACCATATGTCTTACCGAACTTAGTAAGTTCAAACATAGTTCCAGGGTCATCTACTAATTCTACATAATAACTATAAGGGTCATTGTCTGAGTGCATGTGCAGTTTTACTGCTTCATCTAAGCTTTCTTTGGTATTTAATCGCTCGGCTTCTTCTCTATAATCCTCATTTAAAACATTTCTAGCAGAGTACGCTTTATTAACATTATCTGTATGGAATAGCTCATCTTTATAGTCAGATTCTCTGTAAAGTCTTAAGTAAATATCACCATATTTAAGTAATGAATATGTCCAAGAATAAATATTTTTATCAGCATTCATTATATTTAATATATAATTTATAAATTTACTTATATTAGGGTCATTAGACTCACACCAAATAACATGTCCGTTATCGGCAGGCTCACAAACGTCTTCTGCGTATGTTCTAATAATTGATGATACAGAAGAGTCTTGTGCCATTGTATCAATCATTTGATAAACCTGGTCGCGTGCATTTGATATGTTTGTAAAATTTTCTATAGCCGCCATATTTAACTGGCTACTAAGGCCAGCTTCAATAATATTATCTACTAGCACTTTCTTAGTATCAATATCTAAAGTAGTAGTATTATCAAGTGTAACAGGTTGTGTTCCACTACCTACTAATGGATGTGACGGTTTCTTTATATTCGTGCTTTCAGCCATATTGTTCTGTCTCCTTATAAAACAATTATACCATTCATTATATCTTGGTAAGTTCGATATTCTTCTCTTCTTTGCTGATTTACAACAAAGTCGACTTCAGCAAAGTCATTATATATTTTACTAAGTTCTTCTTGGAACTCTAAAATCATTTGTTGTTTTCTTGCCTCATCAGACATAACAGTATTAACATCTAAAGAAGCATCAAGGTTTTCTCCATAGTCATATGAGTACTCTTCTGCAAATTCACTTGCTAAGAATAATGCACCACAAACAGCATCGGACTGGTCCTTTGAAAAGTTCTGAGGGTGGTCAATGTGACCATCAGAAAGTCGTTCCAAACTAACAATCTCTTCTGTAAGTAAATTACAGTCTTTGTACATCTGTAAGTGTCTTTCATATATAGCAGATTTAAAAAATGCATACGGTAAACAACTTCTTGTTGAACCGTCAACACGGTCAACAGAAAGGATTTTAGTTTTAAAACCGTCTCCTTTTAATTGTTGCTGTATTTGAGCACTTTGATATGTATCGGAAGAAATACCTTTTATAGCAAACCCTTTATCTCGTAGCCATCTAATAAAGTTTCTATTCTTTTCAAAACTTATTTGAAAACCTTTAGGTGCTTTAATTGATACAGAGAAAGCTAATTTAAATTCTAGTTCTTTGCTAGGCGGAACACCTGCTTGCTGCGGACGTTTGCCTGTTATCCAAACACCAGCTATACCGGTTTTGTCACCAGATAAAGACATATCGAGATGTATAAATAAAGGTCGTGATAAGTCTCTTGGGTTAATTCTTGACATATCGAAAAAGTTTGCATACTGTAATATGTCCTCAGGGCTATTTCCAACTTCAATTATATCTTTAGTAAATGGATTTTTGTATGCGTCTGTTTTTATTTGATTTAATCTAACACCTGAAATATATTTTGTGGTACTAGAAGTTGATATACCTGCATTATCTGTTAAAGCTAAATCTATATTATCTTCAAAAGCCTCTCTATAGATAGGAGGAACTTTTAACATAAAGTAACCTTTTTCACGGTAAGCATTAACCTCTTCCTCTGTAACATTTACAGGTAATAGTTCGTGAGCTAGGAATTTATTTCCGACTGCAACATAAAAGCTTCCTGGGTCATCTGGTGAGCCTTTATCATTTCTAACTACCCACTGTGGCTCATCAACAATAAGAGTTGTCTTACTTTCATTTTGTCGTTTCATCTCGATGTAAGATTCCATAAAAGCTTGTTCTGAATCTTTTGATGAAGCAATAATGTTCATAGTCGGCAAGTATGTTCCTTTACCAAAACGAGAAATCATACGAGCATCAATCTGAGAAATCATTTTCTTTAATTTAGCTTTTTGCTTCTCTACATTATTTCCTACACCGAAGTTAACTTCATCGGAAAAATTTGAAAACAGAGCACGACCAACTACGTGTCTATTACTCGAACCAAAGACTAGCTCAATTCCTTTTGGCGGCTGCCATTGTGGGTTAGTTCTACTTGCATTCATGTTACCACGTTCCATAAACCAGTCAGAACTCTGTAGTAACTGCTGCATTTTATCCCAACCAACACCTTGAGCTGCTTCTAATGTTACATTCAACATAGAGAATGTTATTTTATCTATAGGTTGTAAACCATAATAAGTATAAGGGTCTTTTAAACACATCATTCTATATAATAAATATAGTTGGCATATTACAGCTATGAAAGATTTACCAAGACCGATAGACCCAGTAAGTACTATAGTGTTGTATCTAGTTGTTATATTATCTGGAAAAATTTCTTTTAATTTTTCTATCCAATAAGGAAAGACGGTGCATTTGCGTTCCCCAGTAAATTCGTCTACTGAATATAAACCTCGTCCAAGATATTTCTCTTCAGATATGAATGTCATAATATCAACTGGAATTTCTTCAAAGTCGGAATATTTTAATTCATCTAAAAGAGTTGAGTAGCCTTCTTGCGAATACTCTTTTAGAATTTCCATTGCTAATGCACGTTCTTCTTCAGATAGATTATTAAGAAGCTCCAAATTTATTTCGTTTGATATCATCAAGTCGAAATCTCCTTATATATTATACAATATTTTAAAAAATAGTAGTTTTACTTATTGTCGTTGTTATTTTCGACAGAATGATTAGTATCATTTTCTTCTTCTCTATCTTTAGCGTCCTCCGGTTTTTCCT